ATGAAGCAAAGTAGCAGCAAAGACAGCCGACCATTAGCACGTCAGCCTAAGCAACCCTTCACACTGTATCAGCAGTCAAATACCAAAAACTGGCTCGTTCGATTCTCCATCAAAGGCAAAGGCCAGCAGCGTAAGAGCCTCGGTACCGACGATCACAATCATGCCTATGCACTTGCCTCGCGTTTTTATCACGAGTGCTTGATACGGGCAGAGCAGGGGCTGGCGGTAAAGACGAAAAGCGTCCGTGGGATTGCTGCGGATTGGTTAGCCGTCGGAAAGCTAACGAATCCAGAGAAGACAGCCCTAACACGTTACATCGTTGGTTTCTGGGGAGAAGATAAGCCCGAATCTATCACGAGCCGGACTATTGCGAAGTTTCAAAGATGGCGCGAGACCTATTGGATTGATGGCCCAGGACGCGATGTCAAATATGTCGAGTATGAGCGGGACGGCAAAAGTGTAAGAAGACCGCCGACTCGTAAGATACCATCTGAATCGACCCGACATGCAGAAGAGATCGTTCTCCGCAAGTTTCTTAAGTTTTGTCTCAATGAGGGCTACATCAATCGCATTCCCGAGTTCGAGAAGACAAAGGTATCAATCAACGCCCGTCCAAGTTTCACCGAAGATGAGATGACGGCATTGATCAATCACCTGCTCAATGGTGTCACGAGATCGAACGGCGATGAGAAGAAATACTACGAAGCTTATATGCTCGCCGTATATGTCGAGACAATGCGTGGTTCAGGAATGCGTCCAACGGAATGCCAGCGATTACGCTGGTGCGATTTCAAAGGCATAAACTTCCTTGAGCCCAAGGAGCATTCTGCCGACAAGTTTGGCATACAGGTTTATGGCAAAGGGAAAGAAGGTCGAACATTAGTGCCTTGGCACAACGTCGGGTTCTTTCTCAACACGCTTTATCTCCTACAAGTTGCTCGCGGTCTTCCGATGGAAAAGACGTCGTATGTGTGGCGGCACGTCGATGGCAGTCGTGTGAAGACATTCAATGACCAGATCGTTGAAGCTCTCACTGAATGTGGTTTGCGAACCGATTACAGAGGTCATCGACGCACCTCGTATTCATTCCGTCACTACTACATCACTCGGATGCTCAATGAGGGTGCCGACATTCATCTCATCGCGCGCAATGCCGGGACAAGCGTGAAGATGATCGAGGAATGGTACGCACATCGAGCAGTCGAACAGCACGCCGACAAACTCCGGCCTGCTTCAACGAACATAGATTTTACCGAGCATTCGAGCAGAGAGCCGAAGATCGAGTTTACCCTCAAAGATTAAGCACCAGAGCAGTAGCGTTATCCAAGCCCAGCGAACGTCACTCACTGGGCTTTTTCTATGTCCGGCTTCCCTGCTACTCGCGGTCACCGATCTCCAGCGAGTGATGATCTGAGGGCATTACCGCGCCATAGCCCCTGCTTTCCTTTGCTAAACAGGATAGCAAAGCAAAAAAGTTTTGGTTCGGTTTGTCCCGGATTTTGGCCGTTTTCATTCGATTGAGCATTTCTATAGACCAGTGGAAAGGAAGTAAAAAGTCCTTTTATGGCCACCTTTATTGTGTCATCTACAATGATATCAGCACGGAACAACGTCTGATCTTGGTTCTAAGCCAAGTATTTTTCACATATAAGCAAGGAGGCCGTAATGGCTAAAGTAAATCTGCGTGCGGATACCATTGTTGTGTCTGCAAAATCCCTCGAAGTTGAGACGGAAATGGCACTCGGTAGCCTCAATAGCATTCTGTCGATGGCAAAGCTCACACTCGATGAAGAGACCAAATCTCTTTATCTCAAAGGTAAAGAGTTTGCGGCTCGCTGCTACGCAGAAGAAGAGCGGGCGCGTGATCGGTTGATTAGCCAGATTGCGAATGCTTATGCACTCGGATGCAAACTGTTCGAGATGTCGAGCGCAGAGCGTAATATGCTTTACGCGACACATGGGCTTGCTGCGCCGGCCGAAAACCAAAACAAGTGGCTCCCGGTCATCCGAATGTATTTCGGTCGTTTCGATGCGGATAAACTGATCAACTATCCGGTAATTGGGAAATATCCTAAGTTTATTCGAAACCCGAGCCACGACAAGAATGCGTCGGTGCTCGCATATCTTGATCGGTACGACGTCGAGGCTGATAAGGCGGCTGATTTCATCCGTGACTTCAACGAGACCGATAGTAACGACAAGGCTTATCCGAAAGGTCTTGTGGGGATCAGAAAGGCGGAGAGGGATATCAATAACCCGTCCGTCGAGATGCGGAAAATCAAACGAGCCGACGACCTCAAACGTAAGGCCAAAACCTTGCCTGAAAAGCCGATTGGGTCTCTGACCTCAGATACGCTCGTGGTGGTTTACGGCTTGAATGTCGGGGGCAAGTTTCGCATTCTCGGAGAGTTGTCTGCTGCAATGTCTATGGCTCTCAAAGCCGTTGAGGCCACGAATACTTGTCCCCCGGAAGAGGAAAAGCAGCCTCCACTAACAATAGTAGAGGGGGAACCCACTCCAGCGGAGGTAACTCTGAAAGGAGCCGCGTAATGGGCAATCCGTATGTAACGAAGGAGGAGGGCAGCATTGCTGCCCTTGTTCCTGTCTATAACTGCCTACATGCGCTTCGTTATACCGAAGAACACACAGTTAAGTGGGAAACGTTCGTCAAACTGGGTGTCCTCGATGAGCAGAAGATGACTGCCGAGCGGGACAGATATGAGCAGGATAGAAGAGATCGGCATCACGCCCGAACGTTGTATCCTGATCTTTCTGGCGAAGCTGAGACGTACTTTCGGAAGGTGTCAGATACAGTGGCGTTTTTCGCCAAGAAGAAGAGGTCGAGGGGCCGCAGCCGAGGGAGCACGGTAGCCAGGACCTCTGCCAGTCACCTAAAGCGCGTGAGCGATGAAAAGGATCTTGTTCGCAAGCACGAGACGGTCCTCGAAGATGCTCAAGGTATCTGGGAAGAAATGACAGCGCAGGAGCAGTTATTCTTCCGAGAACCTAGGGAAGGCGAGATAGAGGCAACTCTTCATGTTCCCGTGATGGTCAGAAAAAGCGATTATGAGCTTACTGGTTCAGGAGAATCTGAAAAAGAGATCCTGAACAGGACTTTCATCGGAATCGTGGAGGATTACCTTAATGTATATGAGAAACCTCCAACGCAGGATCTAGGTCTACTGCTCGACCTTAGAGGGTGGTTAGCCAAGCTGAGATCAAACGACTGAATGAGAGCTCGTGACCACTTGTCACGATCTTATTCATATGTTGCACAACAACTTATATAAGGAGAGCCGTCGGTACTCATCTAGAGATATTTAATAGACACTATTACTACTGTAAGTAGTAACAGAGTCCAGTAAACACCCCCAGATGAATAACGAAAAATCTAAACCGGGCTTGACGCCCGCGTCTTTTCGCTTTGCTCAAAGACGCGTCGCGTCATCCGGGTTTTCGGTCTTACGACCTGAGTCACCGGATGCCTACGGCGTCATTGCTCGCTCTAGCTCGCCAGTCCTGTACTTGTTGTCTTAGCCCTCCGGGCGCTCGCTACGCTCTGCGCTCCGTAAGGCTAAGAATTTGCTCGCGCTGAGCGCAGGTAAACCGGGACGCCCCTGAATAATGACACCTAAAGAAGCCCCAAAGTATAAATAGATATAAGAACAAAAGCTGATGGGACCAACCAATGCCATCGCGCATTGGTTCTCATCAGACGTAGTTCACAAAACCTTCTTTCTAAATGAACCCCTGATGAGCCCGTGGTTGGTCCCCTCATCAGGGGTTCTGCGCATTTAGAGAGGACTAACCAATGATTTTACATGAAAACACAGTTAAGCTTTTGAAGAAAAAGTTTCAATTCGCACAAGCATACCAGCGCAAAATGAACATTCATTTCGATCTTACCTTCGAAGATTACAAGAAGCTCTGGGTCAAGAACGTTGATGCCCTCATTCATCTCAACAACGCAGTTCTTCATGCCGTCGCACACGGAACTAACCAGACAATCAAACTGGATTACTGCCTCACATGGAAACCTCTTTACGTGAGAACAGGCGCGCCTATGAACATGCAAACGGCATGGATCAGATCAGCAGAAGAATCCAAGAGGGATTGCCGCTTGAAGCAAGGTGAGAAGAAGACCGAAAAAGCTAAGGCGAAACTTCGCAGACCTAAGGCCCCTTGGAGTGAAGAACGCAAGGCTAATCGTGCAGCAGCGATGAAGGGACGTAAAAGGGGTTCCTACAAAATCAAATAATAAACATGAAATAGGATACCCCATAAACTATCGACTTACTTGTTTTTTGTTCTAAATGATATTTTATATATCACATCATCCCACTTCCATTAGGCATGTTTACTATGTAGAATCCATCCTCTCTTTTGTTTATAGGATTATTTTCTTTAGTTATCCTCCACAATCTAGTATTTAGATTTTTTCTTTTGTCAGCCCCACCAGCATCATAACCATGCACCCTTAGTAAATGCAGTATGCTATCAACATCCATAGGGCCATTCATTTGAATAAAATGTATAACAAAAGATTCTAGTTCTTTTTCACTAATCCTTTGTAATCCATCAGATGGCGTGTCATCGACTTCGTTATTATATATATCATCAAGATATTTGAAAATAGTTTCTATGGAAACTTCACTATACTTAGATAAATCGTATAGCATCTTATCCAACTCAGCCATTTCAGCTTGAAGCTTTCTTCTTCGATTTGCAATATTCTCCATCGCTATCACAAGCGGATTTTCAGCCATACTTACCCCCTTTGAAGCGCCAAACGCACTCCACAAAAAGCAATAGCACCTACAAATACGGGAACAAATAAAAATCTTAATCCGCGAATATGAAGGCTTGCAATCAATCCGGGAGTATGAGACATCTGATCTCGGCCTTAAAAACGAAACAGGCCTGCCCTCGAGTACCAGTCGAAAGCAGGCCTATCTCGTTTTGCGGGGCAGCCACTATGTTAGGCATGGCTGCCAGATGCACCGGATAATCCAGCGCAGTGTGTTTGAACGCCGCTACGTTACGACATTCCTATGTATTGCTCAATGCCTCACACCACCCCAGTGGGAGCACGAGGATGTCTAAAAAATCCTTTCCGCCCGCACCAACCGGTTATCGGTATGTGTTTCGCCCTTGGCGTACATGCCCTATCACCGGCGATAAGCTCTACGCGAAAGCGTATGGCTTGCGTGCGTGGCCCATCTTAGTCGCAGAGTAAGATGGACATAGAAAACCCGGCCAACGAGCCGGGTTTTCTATTATTTAAGAGCCCCGTACAGTGCGGCGCAAGACCTCCAGCCCATGTATGCTACCCCAGAGAGACGGCATTCTATGACGCTCACTGACTAGAATCTACTCCCACTTCTCCTACATGATGATCGCGCATGAACTGCCAGAGTTGAACAGCAGCATCAGCGAGATGCTCGTCTGGATGCTCTATGCAATAGGTATGAATCCAACTCTTACGCCATTCGTAGGACGACTTCTCACCGATAGTAACGTTGATAGGAGCATCGGATTTTCGCGTAACCATCGCCCAACTGACTTGCCCATAGTTTAAGCCAGTGAGCAATCCTCCAACGTAACTATCAATCTGAAGCCGCCGACCATCATTTTCATCAGGCTTTCTATCGACCTCGATAACCTGCGCACATCGGATTACCGGTCCAAAAACATAAACATTCGTGGGTACCTTAACGCCAGCCCCATAGGCGAATGTTGCTCCGCATAAGATGCTCGTGCCAACAAAGTTCGTGATATGATTTTTGAAGTCTCTCTGATTACACTTCATCGGCTATCCTCACCCGAGACAAGCGGTTAACGCGCGAGAACCCCCCGCCCAAAAACCTGACACACGCCATATAACACAGGGTCTCGGGTTATTATCGCATCCGCAAACTTGGCTAGGGTTCATTATTCGAGTAAACCTATCTTCAATCACGGAGTAGCGCCCTAGTTAGAACTTCGCTCTCCGCTTGAAAACAATGTTTTCTCGGAGAGTTAGATATGGCGACTGATCTTGGTGCTTTCTTATTGGGTGCCATTAGCGGGCAAAACCTTCCAGCAATCTGGCGCATGATACCAGATGGAGTGAAAAGTCGGTGTGGGCAAGGCGTTGACCGCTTAACGGGTAGACTTACCCGCAAATGGGATCAAGAAGACAAAAAAGAAAACGCAGATGTCGATGACGACATCAAGAGAGAAAGCAATAAGTCAGAAGTTCAAAAGCACGTTCTTGAGCTGCTTGCTCCAGATATGGCGAAGACAATATCTGGTGATCCCGATTTGATGGAGCGCGCCATCGTTGAAACGATGGGCGATGCTTACCGCAAGCAGGAAAACAAAGAAGCTGTAGCGGAAGAAGCTCTCAAAGATATTGGAGAAAAACATACAGATAGCTCCGATACAAGTGAGGCCTTGGATGAAGACTGGCTCAACTTCTTCTCATCATACGCAGAAAAAGCCACCTCAGAACGCACCCGACAGCTTTGGGGCCGTATTCTTTCCGGCGAAGTGAGACACCCGGGCCGCTTTTCTTTACCAACCTTACGACTTTTGTCTGAGATTGATCAGAAAACTGCGGCGAGTTTTGTTGAAATCTCGTCATTTGCCATAGGGAATGCGATTTATTTTCCAAATGAATATAAGTCTGAACACTTCTCAGATCTCTTACGACTAGAAAATGCGGGACTAATCAACGGCATTAGCTCCCGCCTTACAGCAGTAATACAACAAAAATCTGATGCCCCGGCACATTTAATAGTTGACGATTTTATTGTAATAATAAAAACAAACGAGAATAAAATAAAGGAAAATGTAGAGATAGCCGCAATACCCCTTACTGATACAGGTTTAGAACTTATAAAAATCATTGATAAACCACAAAGCAATCCTAACAAAATCTCTAAGTTAGAAGCGGTACTGAAAGAAAATATTTCTATCTCAGGATACTCTATCCATAAGATACTACACAAACTCGGAAACAACGTACAATACGAGAATAATCCAATGTCCTCTTGGGATAGAAAATAAACACCAAATCTCATCATAACCTCCTAGTTTGGGAAACAAAGGTCAGATGAATCTCAATAGTAGTCAAAAAATAAAGCACCAAAGCCTCCGTTTATAGATCCGTTAAGGATTATATGAACAGCCGATACATGAAGACATCGTTATTCATACAATATTGTGCTCTAAAAAGCCCCATTCGGATTTTCCAGCTTTCGTGTGGGCATCATATTTCGCGCTACAACGCCTCATACCCTCCTTAGCTATGTTGGATACCCCACAGAACCTCGACGCTACTGCACGGCGCTCTCAGAGCGCCGTGCAGTAGCGTCTGAATTGTCACTTCGACTGTAGTCCAATCTGCGTCTTAAAAAATATTCAAAACAATAAGTAAGAGCAGAAGAAACCAATGTCCAAGGAGACAAAGCATGGATTACGAAAAGACCATCAATTTTAAGCCCGTCACGGTGAACAAGAGAACACTCGATAGCATCACTGTCGAACTCCCAAGCACAGTTCAGTGGGAAGCGGCTATCAAGGGTAAGACCGGATCAGACGGGGAACTACTACCCGGCAAATCAACCGAGTTCATGGTTGATCTTGTGGTCCAGTGCAGCGGCGAGACCGCACTTGCAGTTAAGAGCCTATGGCGCTGGGTTCTTGTGGATGCCTTTCGTTTTTTGACGGTAGCACCAGAGCAATCTGGGGAAGAAGCAACCGGGACATCAGACGAAACCGGGAACGAGTGACACGCAGCCTCGCAATGAGGCTCAACTGGACGCGGGTTCATCCCAACGATCCCCTCGGTATCTGGAACATGCCGGTCAGAGAACTCCTTGAATGGAATGAGTTCGTGGCGGAGCAGGACCGAAAGAACGAATAAGTAGAAATGAGGCCATAGACATTCCCTTCAACAAGTATGGGCTGCTCGACCGTCTATGGCCTCATCTGAAAGGAATAGATGGAATCAGCCCCTCTCCCGAACGCAGATAAGACAATCTCGAACGATGGCTTGACGCTCATTCAACGCTTCGAAGGTCTAAGCCTCAAAGCCTATAAAGATATCGCCGGTATACTCACGATTGGATACGGCCACACCGGCTCGGATGTGAAACCCGGCATGGTGATTAGCCCACAACAGGCACACGAACTACTGGCCCGAGATGCGAGCTTTGCCTCTGCTATCGTTAGGGCGAACGTCACCAGAGAACTGAGCCAGGGCGAATTCGATGCCCTCACGTCATTCGTGTTCAACATTGGTCCCGGTCGTCCGGGGGTTCGAGACGGCTTCGTGTGGCTCAAGAATGGCGAACACTCCACGTTATTGAAGCTGGTCAACTTCGGCCTACCCAAGCAAGCCGCCGATGAAATACTGGCGTGGAATAAATCCAATGGAAAATCAGTTCTGGGGTTAACCCGAAGAAGACAGGCAGAGCGCAAGCTATTTCTCACAGGAATAGTCAAGCCTATTTAAGTACGCATATAATGAATAGCCGCCTCCAATAAGTAAAATAGCGCAACATAAAACCAGAGCAATTATATTTTAGGAGACTGGTAATGTCATATAATATGAATAAAAGAGATATATTCAAGGGAACTTCATTAATTACTCAGCATAAGACTGAATACAATACATGGCACGCCATGAAACATCGCTGCACAAATCCGAAGATGGTCCGATATCAGGATTACGGCGCAAGAGGGATCACCGTCTGTAAGGAATGGCTAGACCCGCAATATGGCTTCTCGCATTTCCTCTGCGATATGGGCTGCAAGCCGTCACGTCATTACTCGCTGGATCGCATAGATAACGGGGCAGGCTACCGTCCTGATAACTGCCGTTGGGCTACCAGCAAAGAGCAATCCGCGAATAAGAGACCTAGCCGACGATCCGGCACACAGATTAGCAAAACACCTTACACCTATCAGGGCTGCACAAAGACTTGGAAGGAATGGTCAGATCTGTTCGCGATCTACTCGTGGAAGACGACATGCGAGAAGAAGAACCTCGGCCTCACTTTCGAAGAAGCGATGGGCCTGACAGGTCGCAGCAAACAGGGCCGCAAGCCAAAGGCATCAGCATGATACACCAGCAGTTACCGGATGGCTTCGATGCCCTAGATATCGAGCAGCAGAACATCGACCTATTGGATGGTCTCTATCACGTCATATTCCCGAAACCCAAACTGGCAAGCCTAGAGACGATGGAACAGGCAGTCTCGTGGTGTAAGATCAAAGGCCTCAGGATCAGATATATGTCTGATCTGACCTACGACAGACTGTCACCTGACCGGGATATCGTCTGGCTATCAGCAAGAGCAGAGTTCGGTGAAACTCTTTGGTTCCATCATCCCAGTGATGCGATAGCCTTCAAGTTAGCCTTTGCGTGAACCAGAAGCCGGTGGATCAAAAAACCATCGGCTTTCTTTTTGGCCACCAAGGCATTGTGGGTTCTCGGCTAGTGTCTTTTCGGTATGGCAGTTGATGCACAGACACATAAAATTGCTCTCGTCATACTGGAGGTCCGGTCGGTCCTTAACAGGTATGATATGATCGACGTGAAGGACCGAGGTAGCCTCTGTAGTGAGTACCCCCTTCTCCCAACATTTCACACAATAGGTATGTCGGTCTCGGTATTCGCGAGAAACCTTCCGCCATCTATTATCGTAAACAGGAGCAGTCTCTACCTTCTTCTTCAATGTTGGGACTGACACTCGTTTTAGCTGTCTGACTTTCTTCATTATGAACCTTAATAAGTATGATTATTACTATTTAAGGTGAAATCATGATTGTTAAGATACTAAAGACTCTGAATCCAAAGCTCATTGAAGGCCAGACAAAGAGTGTTCGCAAGTTCATCGGTGAGAAACTCATCGAGGACGGAGATGCGGAGTTCGTAGCCAGCGAACGTGATGATTCTGACCTTCTGTCGAAGTGAGGTGATTCATGTATACCTATCGCCAAGTCACCCCGACGAAGTGCCCGGTCGATCCGCTATTGATGCGAAAGGCTTGCTCACTACAAGACCCATCACGAATGGCTCTCATGCAGAGTTATGCAGAGATGGCCACCCAGTATATCGAAGGCGTTATCGGTGAACTCCTCGTCAGCGCACCAGTGAAATGGACAATCGCCAGAACACCGAATGAAAACTTTAACCACTACTTCAAAGCCTTGATGATGCCGACGATGTCCTTCGGCGGTAACTCATTCCTCACTGGGCAATGGATCAACCTACCCGGAAGAGCAACCAGTCTTGATAGCATGGTGATGTCGAGGCCCGCACAAGCCGATCAGACATTGGTAGAGAACGTCGATTATTTCACTGATCTCAACTCCAAACCGGCACGTTTCCAGCTCTCTTGGAACCAAGATATCTACGACGAGATGGCCCTATTCTCTTCGATAACGGTCAACTTCACTGGTGGTATCGCTGACAGCCCAGAGACGGTTCCGATGGATATCCAGATGGGCATCATCGAGATAGTCAAAAACATGATGTATTCTGGCGGATCAATGACGATGGACATTGATTCTCCGATGGTCCAGTCGATCATCAGAAATCATCAGAGAGTCTCGTTCGGTAGCAGGTGGTAAGCATGGCCGTAACGAGAAAAGACCTGCAACAGTCGAATGTCGAAATAACCTTCTCAAAACGAGAGGTCGTCAACGATCCAGATACCGGCCGCGACACCAATGTAGAGACTGTCGTGTTCGTAGCAGATGGCGCTCTTGCCAATGTCACTCCTTACGTCACGATAGCGGGAGTACAGGTAGCAGATCGAGGCTTCACCCACACATTCAAAACATGGGCGCGAAGAGATCTCGATTACAGCCTTATCGGAACAAGAACGCTGTTCGATCCCATTGATGACGACAAAACTCTCACCCAGTCTTTCCAGATCAACGAAGTGATATTCGATGAAGGTCAGAACGCCTTCATGACTGTTCAACTTTCTGAACTGCGCGAGGCTCAATCATGAGCAGCATTCAACTGATCGTCGACAATCCGGGCGTCTTGGTCCTCAACGAAAGCCGCCTGAAAAGTGAATTGAGCATAATAGGCCGCGAGATCCAGCGCCGTACTCAGCAGCTAATCCTTTCCGGTGCCAACACGCCTCATAAGCCCTCAAAACCCGGAGACGTACCTAACAGCCTCACCGGCACATTGGCGAAACAGATCAGGGTTAAGGTGACGAAAAACTCCGTGAAGATCGTCGACACGGCAAGGCAAGCACTTGCGCTGGAAGCCGGAGCAAACCTTTGGAACGGGGCAAGGGTCGAGGCCAGACCCTATCTCTCACGAGTGCTGGAAGAGATGGCCCCTGAAATCGAGAAGAGGATCGCAGACGCAATAGGCATAACAATCAAGGTGAACCCATGAACCAACTTCAATACCCACAGATTACCGACCTCATTAAGCGCATACACCAGCTAGTCGGCCCAAACGGTGAAACACCTGTATTCAAGACGGTGGGCGGAACCGGGTCATTGCAGCGGATACTCACTCAAGAGATCGTGGATCAGAAGCAGCTACCCGCGATCTATGTGACACCTGGCACCCAGACGGCTAGCCCGACCAAGATTATGAACGCTGTCAGCCAGCCGGTTCGTATCTCGTATTTCGTCGTCATTGTCCTGCCGATGTCCGCTGAACTCACAGGGCTTAACCAGACAGATGACGCGGAGAAGAATTACATTGCAGCGGCACACTGGGCCGTCTTGGGGGCAAGAACGGGTGAAGGTCGATTGAACGGCTTTCCGATACTCTACAGTAACGGCGAGCCATATATCATCGACAATGCCCGATATAGCTACAAGCTAGAATACTATATCGACGTACTCTTGAGTGATCAGGACCACTATTCCGGCACGCTAGAAGACCTAAAAGCTATCGAACCAACATTTGATATCAAAATTACCACTGATGTTGACCAGACAACCTAAATCTGACGGTCATCTCTCATTAAATAACAGAAGGAAAATAACCATTTAAGAAGGGAATTATAATGGCAACCATTACTATTGGTGTTCCTTCAACAGATAACATTCCGGGTGCGAAACTGAACTTCTACAGTGCCGGAAACAACGACGTAACTGTCGATAAGGTTATCCTGTTGCTCGGGACGCTATCAACGAACGGCTCGGAGAACCCGTCCGGTTCGATCAACAAGCTAACCCTCGTCGTATCCGATGACGCGCTAAAGACCCTCGCAGGTGTAAGTTCTGACATCTACGAGATGTATCAGGGCGTCGCTAACAACGGCATCACGGTCTATTTCGTAGCCGCTGAATCCAATAGCGCAGCCGATGTCACTAAGGCACTGAACTCCGTAATCGACCTTGATTATTGGCTCGTTCATTCTTACGCCAGTCAGGCTGGCGTGGTTCAGGCCATCGACGCAGTAGTCGCGCCTTCATGGAAGTACCTACAGGAAGATTACAACTACGCGATTTCGGCTGTCGAAGACACCGTTGAGAACCTTGTTACCCTCGGTAAGTCGCTTAACTCCGCCTATAACGTGGTGTTTGCTCTTCCGAAGTATGACCTTTCGGAGCCATTGGTTCAGTCCATCGCTACCCGTTCCGGTCTCCTAGCTAACGAAGTTATCGTTCAGTCGGCTAGTGATCCAACTGCTGGTATTCAGGCTCTAGCCGTTGGTCTCGCACCTGTCAGCAATTCACAGATGTTTTCGAGAACTGACAGAAATACCCTGTTCAACAATGGCTTCGCGATTGTTCGTCAGGATAATGGCGGTGAGTCAACGATTGAGCGTGGTCGCACGACATATCAGACGAACGCAACAGGAACAGCAGACACTTCGTACAGAGATATCGAAACGCTGAATAAGCTCGCATACGCGGGACAGACCTTCACGCAGATCCTCAATAACGATTTCTTCGCAGTAGCAAAGAAAATCATCACCGATACGTCCACGGCAATTCCGGCTGGTTCTACTGCGGTCACATTGAGCACCATCGACAGCGCATGTATTGCAATCTACAACCAGCTACAAAACGAGCTAGTTGTTCAGAATATCAAGACATTCTCTAAAGAAATGGTAGTAGTTTATGAAGGTGACGGAAAGGTATCCGTATATCTACCGCTACGCCTCACCAAAACACTTCGCGCTATTGATATCGGCGCAACTTTAACAACTTCTTAATTTGAGGTGACGCATGAGTATATTTGACGCAGGTCTGGCATCTAGCAGTATTGCAGGTATCCAGCAGAACGTAATGCCTGGCACAATCAAGATCACGCCTTCCGGTAAGAACCGCGAGCGTATCCCGACAATGCAGGGTCTAAGCCCATACGCGAAGGTCACTTACACCTTCGGTAAGCTGTCCCTCACTGTTCAGTGGGTAGCGGGAACAAGTGCAACCGATCTTCTCGACGAAGACGACTTCACCGTTGAGCTAACGACAATGGATGGTCGTACTTTCACATTCCTAGAATGCACATTCGACAAGCCATACGACTTGTCGGTCGATGAAGTACAGTCTGAACTAGAACTTTCGTTCAGCCAGATGATTGAGTCCTAATTATTTTGGCGGCGGCTTAAGACCTCGTCGCCAACTTTATTAAATACAGAAGTACATTTTAATAACTTCCATTGAAGGGAAAATATGAGATCATATGAACATTTGGCGAAAGCCGAAGAGCTAAAAACTCGCCTAACAGTATTGCACAAGAGCATTCAGAAGGCAGAGAGCGACGGCGAGTCGACCGACGAACTGGAGAAAGAGTTCGACGAGACCGAAGATGCCATTAAGTCCGAAATGACTAAGGCAAAGAGATCAAAGGCTGCCGAGGATATTGAAGCAGAAAAGTCCAAGGATGCTGATGAAGCCGACAGTGACGACGAAGAAGTATCTGCAAGCGTATCTAAGTCATTTGGTATTTCCAAGGGCATTAACAACCGCGCCGACTCTAACCCACTCAAGATGATGGCTCGTGCAATCTACTTACAGGAACTCAAGACACGTCCTGAAACTGCACGTCAGGCACAGGCAATCTATCAGAAGTCATTCGGTTCAAGAGACTTTGAGACGATCAGTAAGGCATCTACCCTCACGACAGATGGTCTAACACTTCAGGCTCCTAACTACGACAAGAGCCTCTTGATTTCGCTATTGAACAAGAACATTGTCACAGACGCCTTTACCCGTAACGTCGAGATGGTGAACAACAACTTCATCGCTCCGCGTATGGTCACAGGTTCGACTGGTTCATTCAACAGTGAAAACGGCTTGATCTCCGTCAGTGATATCGGCACCGACGTTATCGCTAAGGTCGGTAAGTATTATGGTTCCATCATCACTTCCACCCGTCAGGCGCTGGCATTCTCTGGTGATGTTCTTGAAGACATGATCGTTAATGAAATGCAGTCACGTTACAAGCTGGTTAAGGAATCAATTATCCTCAACAGTGACGGTTCTGACCCAACAGTTCCTACTGGTGCGAAGGGCTACGCGAAGCAGACGCAGAACATTATCGAAGTTGACTTCTCGGCACTGACCGCAGAAGACGAAGCAACATCCGTCGTTTGGATTCAGAAGTTCGCTTCTGCAATCTCGAATGCAGCAGCTAAGAAGAGAAACGCTGGTGACTATTCTCAGCAGTATTGCGTAATACCAGAGATTCTACGCGGTGTTATCGAGGCACGCGCTTCGATCACAGGTAACTTCGTTTATGCGAACATCATCGCTAATGGTCTATTCGGCGTGAAGTTCCTTTCCAGTTCGAACCTATCCACCAACGAGACATCGGATAAGACAGGTAGCGCAGTGACAACCAACACAGTCGCTCCGGCTTATATGTTCTCCGAGAACGAGTACTGGGTTGCTAACGGTAACTTCTACGCATTCGATACCTTCGATGCTGGTACGATCACGAACGGCGGTACAACCACCAACCTAATCCAGCAGAACAGCAGAGCATGGAGACTTTATGACTCCTTCGAAACTGCTCTGACACGCGACGTTTGCCTAACCCGTATTGAGTTCAACGGTGCATGTGATGTGGTTGATAACTCTTCGACGTTCACAGAGCAGACACCATCAGGTGTTGTTGCTAGTGTTCCTGGCCTTGGTAAGAAAACTTCCTAAGAACAAACAAATAACTACAACGATAGAGGAGCCCGGTCACAAGATCGGGTTTCTTTATGTCTGAAATGTCGCGCTCTCTAAATAATGACATGAGCAAGACACGAAACAAGTTCGAAGATAAAGTCGATAAGATTCTAGGAACTTCATACCAATATGAAGCAATCAAGATTCCTTATGTTACCACATCAACTTACACGCCTGATTGGGTCCATTACAACGCAGATGGATCGAAGACGATAATCGAAACCAAAGGCTATTTCAGGTCACAAGATCGGTCGAAGATCAGGGCAGTCAAGAAGCAGAACCCGGAACTCGATATCGTAATGGTGTTCTACGATGAGACCAAGACAATCTCTAAATCGTCGAAGACCACATACCGAGACTGGGCATTAAAGAACGGCCTTCGGGTATTGACCGTGGCCGAACTAGAGAAAGGATTAAGATGACTATTACGCCCGATAATTTTTCGAGCATTCTGGATACAATCGATAACCTTGTAACCGATGCAAAAACTCAAGTGAGAATACTCAAAGATATTGTGGGTCTGGGAGGATACAACGCAACCACGCAGTCCATCGACGCAACCAGTGACGCCGTATCCGCTGCCGTAGTCCGAAGACTGGCACTGGTTCGGATCGGTGTTGTCTCCACACAGGTTGCGTTCACATCAAGACAAGACGGTCTGTCCTTTCTGGCTTCGATGTCTCCCTTGTTCGACGCAGAGATAGAGTATTCCAGTTCCAGCAACGAAATCGACGTATTCATGTATTTCGATAACCTTCTGTCCAGCATCGAGAACGATGTCCGTCAGAGGTGCACCGGCTTACCCGAACTGCTGACATTGGAGCTCAAAAAGGCCACATGCCCCTGCGCCCTTGCCCAGAAACTTTATGGCGATGGTTCGAGGGACGAAGAGATCATCATTCGCAATGATCCAGTGAACCCGTTCTTCATCGAAGCCACTGACATAGAAATCTTGAGCAGATAATCATGGCGGCATCAGCAAACTACACACCGCAAGATGACGGCATCCATGTTCTCATCGGCTCATACAGAATTGAGAACATCGAAGGGGTTCAGGTCACACGTTCAATCGAAACCATCCCGAGCAATTATTCGATTGCCCTCATCCTGAAACTCCCAGACGGAAAGACATCAGCCGTCGATCTGATCCAGACACTCGATACGGTAACGATCTGGTCGCACAAGCAGATTATCCATCGTGGGGTTGTCGAAAGAAAGCCACGTCGCCTCAACTCGAACTCGCTTGAGGTTGTGATTTCGGGGCGTTCGATCATCAGAAATATCTTCGACTGCAATGCGAAGAACAATGGCTACAACGTAACGGCGAACAGCCTTATTGACCTTATAAGCCAGATGATCAGCCCGCTAAACATTCAAGGCGATATCATCGACAAGAGAGGCGACACTTCGGAACAGTCACTGGTCGGCTTCAATCTTAATCCCGGCGAAAACGTCTGGCCTGTCATATCAAGAGCCGCCAGTTACGAAGGCGTCTTAGTTTATGACAGCCCACAAGGCGATCTCATCATAAGCAAGGTCGATCCCAGTGCCAGACCGGTAGCCAGATTAGACAACAACGCCCCAATTTTGGATATGAGCCTTGTTGAAGACGACAGTGAACGCTTCGCCACCTATCGCGTCGTCTTGCAGCCTGTCGCCCTGGGGAATGACAATTTCTCATCCATGACATTCGGCCTCGCCCAAGATGACGAGATACTCAAGAAAGACCCATCCCGAGAGAGGCTGATCATCAACGCTACGATGAACGCCTCCGGTGATTATTCTCAGAGACTAGCCGACTGGACCCGCAATAGGACATGGGCTCGCTCACGGACATTAGAGGTCACGGTTTCTGGTCATGCCTACGCAGCGGGACAGATATGGGATGTCGAGCAAATGGTTCAGATTGACCTCCCGAAACTGTCGATCAAAGACACTTGGCTAATATCGGACGTGACGTATCGGTACAGCCGGTCAGAGGGCGAGACCACACTTTTGAGCCTCATGCACCCTCTCGGTTTCACCCCGGAGCCAATCGTTATTGCTGGCGCCTCGGCGGAACAAAACATCAGCACAAGCAACACGGACAACTAAGGGAGAAGCGATGGATCAGCGCCTACACAAACGAATTTGCCAGTTAGAAGACCAGTTAAACCAGTTGAGCAGCAGGTTCCTTAACGCATCGAAGGGAGCAGTTCTGACAACTGATGCGAAGACGGCTGGCAATCAGCACACCACACAGGTCAACAGTTATGGGACAGTCGGAGAGGTTCACAACGACATTACCGTTGCAGGTATGTACGGCTTCTCATCCGCACATCTAGCTGGTGCTACGGCAATGACGAACAGCCCGTATGGCAACAACCAGAACAAGTTCATCAGCCATATTTTTGATGTCCGGTTCCACCCGAAGAACATGAAACCGGGCGAGACACAGATCTACGACAACATCGGCCAGAAGGTATATCTGAGCAACGGAGCGGTCATCGTCGACTGCAAGGAAAAGATACTCCTGCAAGTCGGTGACAAGACGATCATGACCATCACGGGCAACGAAATTGATATATCGGCTGACGTAAAGGTTAGCGGAACAATCACGGCCACTGGCGATGTCAAAGCCGGTTCCATCTCACTAGAGAGCCATGAACACCTTGAAAACGGTAAGGGCTCGATGACTGCTGGTCCGCAATAATTCAGGTGATTGCCTATTCGGAATAATAGCCAAAGACATTGCAGAAATGGCCGAGACAACGAAACCCCGGAAGTTAAAACTTCCGGGGTTTACCTTAAGGAGAACACTATGGAGATGATGACGAGGAAAAGGAGAACAGAAAAACCTCGCCATCACAAGTTACTTATAAGAGTTAAGGCACTAAATCATCTTCATGCCTCTAAATAGTACAGTTATTAACCCATTTAAAAAGGAGGCAAAATGTCTTCACTTAAAAACAGACTTTTTGGCGTGACAATGGTTCTATCACTCGCATTGAGTGCTTCATTCCTCGCCGGTTGCACAAACACAGTCGTAACACAGAAGAAAACCTATTTCACCGTTGAATCACTTTATACCGAGGCAGCCAACATAGCCGTCCAGTACGAAAGCGGCTCATTCGGAACCCCCGATCCAGAGGTCGTGAAGCAGATCAAGTTCTACAACGATCAGGCACATACAGCTATCGTCGCAGTAAGAACAAAGGTCGAAGCTGGTCAGAGTATTACAGATACCTCTTTGACCCTTGCGACCACAGCCATTGATTCATTCGTCGCATATCTGAATGCGAAGAACATCACTGTCACATCTAGCGACCCAACACTTTCCGCAACAGCAACAAACACGACTGCCGCAGTCGATGCTAACTCAAACTAAGGTGAGACCATGAACGTAGCTACCATTCTAAAAATCCTCGGTGTCCTCGGAGCCAATATCCCGACACTCATCACGCTTGTTGAGCAGCTTGTTGACGCCAACAAGAGTTCGACCGGTCCGACTGACTCTCAGATGTCTTCGGCAGACACACTCGCTGATCAGGCATCTGCTAACGTCGATCAGGCAGCAGACAAAGCAACCAACTAAGAAAGACGATCAAAATGGCATGGCGGAATGAGCCATGCCATTTTCTTCCTCTAATGCCCAAAAAATCCTAAAAGCATTGGAAGCAATTTCAAAAGCATAGGCCCGAACACGGTGGTGGATAAAGTCATGAAACTATTGAACGAAACCATTAATGCTGCGAAATCTATTAATTTGTAATCGCTCTTACCTGACTCAGCTACTCCCGCACGAGATGCAATATAAATTGTCGCCACCATCGAGATCAAAAATACACCGCCAATAATAACGGAAGCCAACCATAGGCCTCGCCAATTATCATGCGAGAATAGAGCATAGGCAATAAAAATGAGAACAACAAAACCAACTTCTATAGATGCCGCTGTATTATTGCGGCCCTTACCGGATATCTCCATAACCTTACGCCAAGCCAAATACCCCGATAGAGCGGCCATCAGGGCTTTTAGTTTATCTGGAATAGAACATACAATAAGAGCATAGAGAACCATACTACCGCATACCAATAGAATTGCGAACTTTATGGATTTAAATACTCCATCTATAACGCTACTCGATGGGGTACTAGCGGGTAGAGTAATAGCGGGTAGAGTACTAGCGGGCGGGGTACTAACGGGTAGAGTACTACCGGGCGGGGTATTTCCATTCATGTTGTACTATTCCGGTTCACTATGATTAAGTCCACCCTAAAGATATAAAATATAGAACTCAATATCAACCGCGCTAAATATCCAACATAAAGCAACGATATTGGAGTTCTCATGACAGGCGATCTAGCATGGAAAATTGACACAGATAACGACAGGCTGGACTGGTTTGTCGATCCAACGACAAACAGCATCGCGACTACGGGCTCGCTCGAAAGCGCAGTTATCATATCACTATTCACCGACAAACGAGCCCCGGACACATGGACCCGCACAGACGACAAACGAGGCTGGTGGGGCAATGATGATTCCAGCGTCTATGAAATGGGCAGCTTGTTATGGACCCTTTGGTATATCCCAACCCAAACAACAGATGATTATACCAACTTAGTATCCGGTATCTGCAAGGATGCTCTGCAATGGCTCATAGAAGAAAAGATCGCAGAGGACATAGATATCACTGTCTCGATGATCACGAGTTCGGATTGCCGCATTACCATAACGGTCACACAACCAAACCAGACTGAACAATACAAATATATGTGGTCGCCTAGCCCGATATCAGAGCAACAGTCTGGTAGCATAGGAGGTCCACAATGACCGCAGTAACCGGCAGATTTTATCTCGGTGGAATAAACGTCGACACCTTACGCCTTGTCGAACAGCCCGCTTCCACCAACTGGGTAATCCAGAACTTTGTCACTGACGCGCCGACGATCTTTCAGGCCGTGGGCAACAACCCCTTCGTCTGCAATTTTGAAGGCATTATCCCGGTTTCGACCGGCGGAATGATTGGCCTGGCAATCGACCTACTGCTCTCTGACTCTCCCTTTTCGATGCGAGACCATATCGAGAAACTGCTCGCTAAGCCGAGCCTGATTACGCTCAAGCACCCAGACAGAGGGAACTTCGATGGTGTCTTGAAGAACCTCGAAGTCACGAACAGCGTCGAGGACCGAGAGAACATCTATATTCGCGGAACATTCATCGGCAACAAGTCCGGGACCGCCGTTTCGGGTATCGGGCTCTCTCTCGTCAGCAGCGTCGTATCCCAGACAATGAGCGGAACTGGCTTCGGTGTTGTTGCAGATGCCTACACACAGTCCATGTCCCTGACCTCTGCAAGTTTGGGACAAAAGATATCCAGCATTGCAGGCGTCGCATCATCATTCACGAGCGGCATCAAAAGCACTTTGCCCTCATTGGTTACTGGCGGTGCAATCAAGATCGCAAGTCTCTCGGGTATCGACGACATGCTGGGTAGTGGCTGGACCCTCGGCAGATACCTACAGGACAACAGCGTCAGTGATATCGTGAAGGGCACAATCGACACAACAAACCTATCCACCACCGGCATCATCAACGCAGTAGCGGATAAACAAATAACTAATCAGCAGGAGAACCTAGCGACCCTAGAGACCAAACTGACACAGATATAAAGGAGAACACATGACCACAATGAGGATTGCTAAGGCAGCACACGAACGTCGCCATTCAACCAAAGCGATCACCAACAAAGTGACAACCGCAATGGTTGGAAGGATCAGCGATAACTTGGCGACTTAACGAAAAAAGTCATTGAATATGACTTGAGCCAGCCCCGCAGCCTTATCATAAGCTGGCTGGCTATCGCGATCGATGATGAAGGTTTCGTACCTATCACATCCTTTGGTCTCTTCATCGAGCCTTTCGTTGAGCAACTCAGCAATAGAGCGCTCCATCAAGCTCTCCATCTCGTTCCCCTCAATCATTCTTTGAGAGAAAGCGACATTCAAAAAACTTTTGAGATCCTTAGCCGCCTGTCCATCTAGGTCAGCATTCAATTCCCAAGGACCGTCTGTTTTCAACACCAGAACCTTCTTGAGCGCCCGAACGATTAACTCGCCATCTACTTCGCGTACCAGTCTATTGAAACGCATCATATTTCTTTGCACTATTCTATTCCTTGTCGACTCTACTGCATCCTTGATAACAGCCGCTCCTGTTACATTCAACGCGAATGTCTCGACTCATGCTCATCTGAGAGCGTCATAGAAGCCCGTACATGCGAATAAACCCTTCCCGGCACACTTGCACACGAGAACACCTAGAACCCCCTCGCTGACGCTCTCAGGGGCTCTCAGGGGTTTTCCTTTGACTGGTCACGACGACGAGCACGGTCACAGCACTATATAGCGTGCCTAAATGTTTTTGGATGGTCGAATGACAAGCGCACCTTCCCCTTTCCGCGTGCAAAACCAGTTTCTGCAAACTCTAAACTCAAAAATTCAGAGCAGGTATTCTGTTTCATTAAATATCGGTATCCGAAAAAATTAAAGGAGACTGATAATGTCTTACCCAATATCAATCAGAGGCAACGCCGAGAGAGAAGATATATTTAATAACTTGATTGCCAACATCCCTGACTACCGCGACAGTTACGCGATAGCCGTCGCGCAGCTTGCTGTGCAGATAGCCCAGTCCGATGAGCTCGTCTCAATACTTGATGGAAGTCCGCTCGTATCGACTAACCCTTCAACGGGTCGCATGTTCAGCAACCCGGCATTCAATCTTTTGAGGAACGTAGAGCGAAGCATCGCCGCTGGCCTCGCAAAGTTCGGCCTGACCTCACTCGATTACAAGACGCTCACAAAGGGAGAAGAACCAGAAGCTGACGAGGGCCTACTTGATGACCTCAACAGCATTTAATGAAGACGAGCTAAAGGATTTCGCATTTCACATCACGGGCTCCAAGGAACAAGCTGAACAGTTCCTTGAGGCCCTTGAGGCGGTCCTTCTTGCGGATGCCGAAGAGGAGATCATTGATGAATCCAAGCTACTGGCATTCCAACAAGAGCAGTTCCAATACGCTCGGGATGTCGTCTTTGGTAAAATCAAGGTCGGGCGTCTGGCCTATTTGGCTTGCTGGCGCTCTCTCGAATACCTCAAGGCAGCACGAGACCCCTTCTCCGAAGAGTATTTCGATCCCTTCGCTACCGAGAAGATCAGGCGCTTTGCTCTCAAGTTCAAACACCTCGAAGGCGACGATACGTTCGGCGGCAAGCCATTCGTCCTGGAGCCGTGGCAGCTATGGCTATTGGCCCAGATATTCGGGTGGAAAAATAAGGCTACTGGGCATCGAATAGTCCGAACGGCTCACATCGACGTACCGCGTGGAAACGGCAAGTCGTTCATGGTTTCGATCCTCGTGCTCTACATGCTGTCATGCGATGGCCGTTATGGCCCGAAGGTCTATTGTGCAGCTACGACGAGAGAACAGGCACAGGCGGTCTATAAGGCAGTCGAAGAGCATGTTCTGGGCAATAAGCGGCTTATGGATGCTCTAGGCATCAAGCGCAAAGCGTACAGCATTCAGTGCCGTAATAAGTTTGGTCTCGGGGAGTTCAAATCGCTATCGAGGGATACGAAAGCCTTCGATGGTAAGAACGTCTATCTTGGCATTGTTGACGAGCTTCATGCCGTTGATGAGAAGGTGTGGAACGTCCTCAATTCGGGTGCAGCCAAGTCGGCTAATACGCTGATGATCGCCATCACGACAGCCGGGTTAAACCTCGACTCATTCGGTTATTCACGACGCAAGTTCTGCGAATGTGTCCTGAACGGCGAAGTCACCATGCGCTCTTTCTTCTGTGTGGTATGGTCAGCCGATATCGACGACGCGCCCTTCGAAGAAGCCACGTTAGAGAAAGCCAATCCCGCATGGCACTCAGCTATCAACCGGGAGAAGGTCTTAGATGAAGCCAAAGAAGCAAGGGTTCTGAAGACCTCATATATCGAATATATGCCGAAGCGCCTGAACCTTTGGCTCAATGCGGCTACGCAATGGATGGACCCCTCTAAGGTTCAGTCCACATACAAGCCCGATCTGCGCCCAGATGATGTCCCCGGTATCGCAACAATCGGCGTCGATATGGCTCGCGTCGGTGACATGACCGCTGTCGTTCTCGTGAAGTGCGACCGTGAGATTTCGGGGAATATCTATGCGTTCCCCTATTACTTCCTGCCGAAGAACACCATCGAGAATGACAGTAGGAATCTTTACCAGCAATGGCGTGATGATGGACATCTTATCGAGTGCGGTGAAGAAGCTATTTCATACGATATGATCAAGGATCATATTCGTAGCCTAGACGAGCAGCATAACTGCGAGAGCATCAACTTTGACGAAGCACTGGGTCGTGAAACTGGTGAAGTCCTCTCGAATGAAGGCCGAAGCGTATTCTTCATCAAGCAGGTTTCGATCTATCTTACGGAACCGATCATCAAGCTAGAAGAGAAGCTCGTGACGGCTAAGTTCTTCCACAACAATCCAATCATGTCGTGGAACATACGAAACTGCGTCATGTTTGAAGGTAAGAAGGGATTGCTCTCACTGGAGAAAGAAAAGAAGGCACCAGACAACAAAATCGACGGTGTCGATGCCGTATTGAATTGCCTGTTCTCCGTGAAAAATAACGAAGATGACGAGCCGATGTTTTTCAGCCCTAAGCCTAAAGCCGACAGTTAATCACCTCTTATCGTCTCATGCCTTACTCGGGTCATGAGACGGTACGCCCAAGCCCACCCCTCTAAATAACTGCATTATTGATTTAGGGCGGATGATATTAGATGGCGCAAAATGGTTCATATCAAATCTCGGTCGGCGTAGTTGATAACGCGACGAAGGTATTAAAACAGATCAACTCTCAGATCCGGGCAGCACAAGCGCCTACACGAGCGTTACAGAAGCAGTTCAGGGATTTCAAAAAGCTATCAGGTTTCGATGACGTATCGAAGTCAATCGGCAGAGTTAAGATTTCAGTCGCCAGCGTATTACCCGGCCTCAGTGCAATTACCGGTATCGCTAGCGTCGGTGGGGTCATGGCATTGTCCAAGAGCTTTGCCGATATGGGTATTCATATCACGCAGATGTCCAACTCTCTCGGTCTAGCGGGAACGCAAATAAGAAACCTTCAAGGCGCCGGCGACCTGCTTGGCATTGGACCTGATGGCCTGACGAAGACCAGACAGGCCGCCCAAGACCTACAGTTAAAGATGCGCGCCGGTATGTTGTCGCCGGAAGAGATGAACGCCAGTGTGATGGCAGGAATCAACGCGAATGACAGCGCGAAGACACGACAGGACAAATCCCTAGATTTCCTAGCCAACAAGAAAGCCAGCGGAGCCAGTGCAGCCCAGTTGAGAGTTCTGGCCCAAGCACTGGGTATTCAGGATAGCTTGATTGGCAAGACACATGAGGCCGTAGACGCCGAACAAGATCGAGCAGCGGCCCTTCTAAGAACGAATGCGCTTGGTCAACAATCAATCGAAAATGCTACCAAGCTCTATGGTTCTTTCACAGACGTTAAGCTGGCCACAAAGGGCGTGACTGACGCAATCGCCAGCGCACTCGCACCTGCTATCCAGCCACTACTTCAAGACTTTGCCTCGTGGTTATCGAGCAGTGATGCGGTCAATCAGGCACTCGCAGAGGTAAAGGCCCAGGGCGAAAAGTTCTCGAATTGGATCAGGAGCGTCAACTGGAGTGAGGTAGGCGACAGGGTCAGAGAATGGATTCCAAGCCTCAACACGGTAAAGCTCGTTCTTGAAGGGCTCGTAGCTATCAAGATTGCCAGCTTCACCGCTGGTATTGTGTCGAGTTTCATGACCGCCGGAACTGCAATCGTCGGCCTTGTCTCGTCTGCGACAACTCTTGGTCCTGCCCTCGTCGCGATAGCTGGCCCAGTTGGTATCGCTGTCGCAGCAGTCGCAGCCTTGGGAGCAGCGGCTTACGAACTCTATGAGCACTGGGACAAAGTCGGCCCCTACTTTGATGCCACATGGGACACGATCAAAGACGGCTTCTCGTCTGCGAAGAAAGTGATTGAACCCCTAGCCAATACTCTGTCCGAGATCATGACGAATATGTGGGATGGGATTAAGTCTGCGTTCGATAGCGGATGGAGTTACGTCTCTCCCGTCATGGATAAGGTCAAAGCGGCATATAACTGGGTCGCCGGAAGCAAGATTGGCAAGGCACTCGGATGGGTTGCGACAAAGGAAGTCGATTTCGTTAAGACCGAGATATCGGTAGCCAAGAAGGCTGTCGCACCTGTTACGAACGACTTCAACTCGAACCTATCGAAAGAGAAGCAAAGGTTCGCTGACAGCGCGGCATCTAAACAAGCTACATCTGCGGTGGCTTCGAATAATCTGACCGCAAGCGAGAACACCGCTTCTGTCTCCGGGACACAGGATGCCAATGCGGCGGCTTCTAACAGTTCGATAACCTCATTCTCCAACGTACAGATTCAGCACGCCAAAGATGCGATTGCTTCGATTGAGTCTCAGGGTCGATACGATATCCGAGGCGGTTCGAGTAACAGGTTCATCGGCAAGTACCAGATGGGTAAAGAGGCCATATCTGATGTCGCTCGCTCACTTCACGAAGACATGCCTGACCTGACAGCCTTTCAGAAGAATCCTGCAATGCAGGAGCGTTACATGACCCAGTACATGAAGCTCAATGACCAGACGTTGAGCCGCATATCTGCGGGCTACAGAGGAATGTCGTCAGAACAGAAAATCGAGGCTTTGGGATACGCTCACAATCAGGGCGCGGGCGCAGCAGCAAGATGGATCAGCACAGGAAGGGTCGGACATGATGCCTTCGGTACTGCGGGTACTGAATATGCAAGCCGTATTCAGGCCAACCAGAACGGTGACAGGTACGCCTATAACGGCACAACTGCTCCACAGGCAGTCTCACCAGTTCGACCGGTAAACCCACAGACGACGAACACCATGTTGGCAAAGAATACCAGCAACGGAGATTCAGGAGCGCAGATAGTCGTCACGTTCGAGAATGCACCGACAGGAATGAAGGTGAATACATCGAGCAACGATGGCCTAAGAGTTCTAGCAAGAGTGGTGCCAGCTACTACCGGGCAGCTTGCCTAAGATGGGGCTTAGTGAACACCTGCTCCATAGCTTGATCGGGATTGTGAGAGACCATGCTTTCTCTTTCTCCCGATCCTACTTCTATCTGCGTATTAAGGGCATTTCCGTAAATTTAGCCTTGATATTGGTAACTTTGATTACGGTTTCAGCAGTAATATTCAAGATAATATGGAGCGCATAAGTAATAATACATTGAAATTATTTGAGGTCACATAATGTTTGAGAGACTATTTAGGAAGGGAGGCTCGGAAGGGATAGACACATCTGGACGCCATTACACGGAACAACGACGTAAGGAATTGAAATCCCTAAGCAAAGGCTCCGATTCGAACGCCGGTACCTTATTGGGCCCTTCGATAACGTCACTCGTTCCCGGCTCCGGTACGACTGCTTCATCTGGGGTTCTGGTAGATCCTACCACGATGATTCAGGTTCCTCCGGTTCAGAACGGGGTAAGTATCATCTCTGAAGACATTGCTGGCTTGGACATCGTCGTAAAGAAGAGAAGTTCAAAGGGCGGATGGGAAATCGACACAAGCCATCCAGCTAACTCGGTACTGAGAAATCCAAACCCTCGCGAGACAAAAAACCCATTCATAAAAAACTTCATCACGAATTACCTTATGCAGGGCTCATCGTATGCCGTCATTGCTCGCCATAATGGTAGGCCATGCCAGTTGATCGGCCTATCAAGACAAGCAAGACCGCGCATACCTTCTGACCCCTCGAAAATGGGCCTGTTCTACGATGTCTACAGTCCATATTTTGGATCGCTGGATATCGGTTTTGGTCCGCAGAGATCATCGGGAAACAGATCACGTCGCGTAGGCGAAACGGATATCATCAAGCTCACTGGTATCAAGCTATCGGTAGACAGCGAGGATTTCCTTAGTCCGCTTACCGCTAATACCGAACTGATCTCTCTATGCGCTGCCGTGCAGTATTCTCAGGGCTTGATGTTCCGCAACAGCATCTCCGCACAGGGTCTCGTCATTTCGAAGAAGGCTATGACGCCAGACAAGTGGGACGAGATGGGGGCTCACCTGACTAATACCCTAACTGGCGTTCAGAACACCGGTGGTTTCGGGTTCATTGCAGGCGAGTTCGATATTCACGAGTTTCAGAACTCCAAGCCAATCGACATGGATTATACGGCGATCACGGAACTGCTCTGCCGTCAGGTGTACAGAATACTCCGTATCCCACCGGGCAAAGGTGGCTTCGAAGACAAGGATGCTTCTGCGACGACTGAAGAGCAGAACCTCAGATACGTCAACGAAACCCTGAAGGCTTACACCGCCCCACTCGCTGAACAGTTCAACAACAAGCTCTTATTGGAGAGCGAGCGGGAAAATTACAGAATCGAGTTCAATTTCGACAGCATGTTCACGCCAAGTCGCAAGGACATGGTAGATATGTTCCAGACAGGTATTAACTCGTCAATATTCAACCCGAACGAAGCACGCGAGGAACTTGGTATGCCGGGCGCAGGCCCAGAAGGCGACATATTCACTCGACCACTTAATACCGGGACTCTGGGGGATAACAGCGAAGTTTCTCAGCTTCCGATGACACAACAGACAAAGGAGAGCCCAGCAACCAAGAAAGTTAGGAAGAAAGCCGATGACGCGCAAACTGATTGATATAAAGACATTTTCCAAGAGCATTATCTCTAAAGACCTTAGCGAGATTAATGAGCCCTTCGTATCGGCGGCGTTCGATACCGCGATTTCGATAAGTGATGATGGAACAGCAACATTCAACATCACGAGCAATGTCCGTGACAGACAGCAGGACATCATCTTGCCAGAGGGCATTGATATCGAGGGCTTCTTGCGAGTTCCGGTTGTCCTCTGGAACCACGATATGTCCCTCCCCCCGATTGGGAAGTGCATTGAACTGATCCGCATTCCAAACGGGCTTCTAGGTAAGGTGAAGTTCGAAGATGCCGACACGCCGTATATCGGGGATCTAGCAGCTTGTGTCCGCAAGCAGTTAGCAAACGGAACCCTTGGGGCCGTGTCTCTAACGGTAAGACCGACCGAGTTCGATCATAACGACTTCGGCGGAGCAACGGTCATCAAGTCCGAACTGTATGAGTTCAGTGTCGTCGCTGTCCCGGCAAACCAAACAGCATTGATTATCGAAAGACCCACATACGAAAAATCTATTGAAGGAGTGAATATGAGCAAGAGCGTTGAAGAAAAGTGCGAGGATATCGAAAAGGATATCGACGAAGAAATCGAGAATGCAGGTGAGTCCGAAGCTATAGTCGATGCCATCGAAGAGATCATCGAAGATGAAAAGAGCGCAGAGACAGAAGACGAGGAGTTGAAGCAGAAGGCATGTGAATCCCGTCGCAAGTCTCGCGAGCGTCGCATTGTTCTCTCTCGTTATTCGTAAGGTGATGTATGGCTTTTGCAGTACCTACCTACACGTCTCTACGAGATAAGGGCACTCAGCAGTTCGTCAACGACACTGGCACGCAGCTATCTCCGGTTTCTGGTTTTCGTTCCCTTATCAAGATGAGCGCCAAGGGGCTATCATACGGCTACGGCTACTTGGCGAACATCGAGAAGCAGTCATGCCCATCTACAGCGACAGGCCCTTACCTTGACGGATGGGGGCAGGTCGCAGGTGTCACGAGAAAGACCCCTTCTTATGCGACTGGAACTGTAACCCTCACAGGCACTCCGGGCGCAAGCGTACCCGCTGGCACGATCCTGATGCGCGGTGACGGAACGACATACACGACTGACATCGCGACTACGATTGGCCAGGTGCAGTCTATCACCTGCACGTCACTTGGTGCGAGCGGCAACACGGCAGCAGGAACTTCGCTTGCCGTGCAGATAGGCTCTCTCATCGGTGTCGATCGAGCAGTCGTAGCAGTTTCAGCGATTACCAGTGGTTCTGCCGCAGAAGATGACGAAACTTACCGCCCGCGTGTCCTTAGCGCACTGTCGAACAGGTTTGTTGGCGGCTCTGCCAACGATCACGTCAACTGGGCTCTGTCGGTCAATGGCGTGGTTCAAGCGTGGTGTTCCGAAATCCCGCTGCAAGGCGGAGTGGTTGTTGTCTACATCATGGGTGACAGAAGCAACGAGTTCAAAGGCTTCCCGCAGGGTTCGAACGGAACAGCGTCAAAGGAAACTCGTTGGCCTCATGCGACTGGTGATCTCCTGACCGCTGCCGACGGTATGTGGCCGAACAGACCTGTCACCGAGATCATGGTTCTCTGTAGCCCGATAGCTTCACCGATTGATCTAACAATCTCGGGCATGACCGCAGCTACCGCAGCAACACAGCAAGCCGTCAATGACGCGCTGACATTGTTCTTCAACCTATACGGCTCGCCATTAGGAACGACGATCACCACGACACAACTGGTGCAGGTCATTGAAGCAGTACCAAACACATCCGGGTTTGTTCTCACGTCACCGACTGAATCCATCACACTGACCACGGGTCAGATTCCAACACTAGGAACGGTAACCTACCAATAAGGAGACATGAATGGGCGTCATAAGAAAACCAAACACCCAAGACGACTACTACCTGACATTTTCAGCAATGCAGCCGCAGGGCCTTGCATGGACCCATGAACCGGGATCACTCATCGACAGCTATCTCAAGTTCATGGCGAACTCTTTTGCCGACTTCGATAATGATATCTGCGACGTGGCTGACGACTTCGTCCCGACCACAATGAAATATACTATACCGGAATGGCTATCTGCCCTTGAGCTTAAGAGCACTGGCAATGACGCTCAGGACAGAGCGAACATCATCGCGCAGCTAACGATGACGGGCAGCACAAACCCGAACTTCTATATCAATTATGCGAACGGCAGCGGGTATAGCATCCGAGTTAAAGAATATGGGCCAATCATCACCGGGATATATCGTTGCGGCGATGCTTGCGCGACGATGAACGATATCTCGGAAATGTTCGCAGTAACCTTCATATCTGAAAACCAAGAAGACTTAGCACCATTAGAGCAGTCGATGTCTGATATTCTACCCGCATGGGTGAAATGCTACTTTGTCTACCAACCTCTAAATAATGACTAATAATAGAAAATTAGAGGTTATCAATTATGTTTAGTAAGACTTATATCGAGCCCAAGCCAGAAATAGGACAAGACGGATCTCTCATCACCAAAGATGATATGAACACCATTGTCGGAGAAATGGGCAAGCTAGTTACCGGCTTCGGCAATACATTAGCGAACGATCCAGCACAGACTACACAAGTCTATGACTCACTCGTCGGCCATTTTGCGCCGATCAACAGTCCGAATCTATCCGGTGTTCCGCTTACCGTTAACCCTGACGGCACAGTGGCTAACCAGATTGCGACAGTAGACTATGTCGACCAGAAGGCCATGAAGGCAGCAGTAGGTTTCACACCTGTTCAGCAGGGCGGTGGTGCCGCGATGGGTGCTAACAAGGTCTTCATGGGATGGGCTTCTGATGCTTCAGGCGTACTGATTCAGATCGATGCTTCACCTATGGGAAAAATCGTTTTCCAAGAAGAAAACGACGAAACAAAAGGTATTTCACAAATAGGATTTAATACACAAATAAACCAGCTTGGTGCTGCGTATGACGGAATTTGGGCATTTTATTATAGTGTTGCTGATATTGATGCAAAACAATTTATTCAATCAACACCAGATTCATCTAGTTCACGCATCACTGGAATTGTCTGGAACACATCATCCAGCTTTCCACAAATCACATATAATGATGGTCAAGTAGCTTATTCAGCAACCACTGATTGGGTTAATAATAAAGGATATGTATCTGGAACCAGTTCAATGGGTGGTGGTGATACGGCTGCAACTGGAATTCACTATACCCCAAGTTCACAGACCGTTCAGCTAAACCTTGCTGATGGAACAACAAAGGGAATAGCAACACAAGATTGGGTTAATGAAAAGTCTTATATAACAACATATTCAGATGGAAATACATATCCAATAAGTGAAATCGGATATAATCACGCATCTGATAATATCGGATTTGCCACATCAAACGGTTTTGCTATTGGCGCAACACAATCATGGACCAACAATAACTATCTAGCTAAATCCGGCGGAACAATGACTGGTGATATAGCGATAAATGGTCAGTCAATTGGTCAGAATAGCAGCGGAAGTAAAATTACATTTGAAAATGGCGGACATATATCGATATGGGATAATTCAAATAACTGTAACTGGTACTGGTCACAAAGTGATGGAAACCAACCTGCTGTCTATTCAAGTATTCCGCTGATTGTTAACTCTTACATTAGATCAAACAATCCATCTTCCGGTGAAAATTCTAACATGGTTTCCACAACATCATGGGTTACAAACAATTTTGTTGCTAATGGAACTTGGGACAACAATATAAACCAAGATGTTAGATCAAGTTCTTCACCTACATTTGCTGCGGTAAATGTTAAAAATGGAATAGGTTTTAACAATGGCGGGACTTCTTCAATCTATCAAGATTCAAATAATGGTGACGTTGTAATCCATACAAACAATGGTTCAGACCATTATAATGTATTCAATGCTGATGGATCAGTATCATTTCTTTCTGGTGGTGATTTTAATTGTAATGCAGTTGTAAGCAATAGTGATATACGTGTTGGTACAGGAAATACATTATATACCAATACCATTGGTTCTTATAACGGAACTACAAATGTTGTAGCAACATTACAGCAACAAGGACAAAACGTAGCAACAGAAAACTGGAAAAATTCGCAAGGTTTCGCAACAACTAACTGGGTTAATTCACTTGGTTTAGCAACTACTAATTGGACAAGTTCTAATTTTGTAGGTGAAAATACTTATAATAGTGATTTTGCTACAAGTGATTCCCGCGTTTTTAATGCAGCTTGGAACACGAAAATACAGGCATTTAATGTTGGCGGCGTAGGCGAAAGGGCTTTTGTTACATTTCCGCAGACGTTTGGAAGCATTCAGGCCGTAATTGTTCAGTGCATTGATGACCAAGATACCAACGTCCACCCTTATTCACTTCAAAACAATGGTTTTTATCTACATATCAATGGTGGTGGTTCATGCGACATATCGGTAATCGCATTTGGCGGAAAATAATAATTAAACATGCAAAACAATTAAGGAATACGATATGACAAAAACAACAGCTGATTATCCAGCGCAATATTATGCGTCTTATGACACAACCGCTACACAACCTACTATTATAACGGGATGGTACGATACGGCGGATATGTCTTCATTAGATAACGTACCCGATGCAGCGGACATGATACCGGTGACAGAAGAACAGTGGAATGATCCAACATTCCGCAGTCCAATCGGAAAAGGTGTCAACAAGGGTGTTATCGTGGATTATACGGCACCCGCTTATGTCCCTCCCCTTGCTGATCAAGCCACTATCGCCCTGGCGAGTGCGAGAACATATGTGCAGAATAACTTCGTCTACCTCGGAGAAGCACCAACGCAGCCTTGGATTGATTATCAAAAGGCGCTGATAGCAATCGCAAACGGAACAGATACAACGTCAACGACGCTACCAAGCGCACCAACTGCATAAGACAAATAGGGGCTCCGGCCCCTATTTTCATGGTTCCCGCGATAGAGCCCCGTACAGCGCCTGACCGCAGTTGGGCTACAATGTGTAGTGAGAAGACCTAGACCGGCCTCTACGGGGCTCTCAGGGGCTCGTTATCGCTTGTTCAGAGGATCGGGGCGGCTAATCCAATACCTCTGGCTTCCCTCAAGTAGCACACTACACTCTTGCAAGAGCAGGACAACACCTAACAAGAATATCTTTTCGGTTTGTCTTTTCTTTTCTGCGTCAATGCCAAAGAGCGGAAGAAAAGGCTGTCTTTTCGGAAGACGCTTAAAGGTATCGAACGTAAGTTATTGATGTAGGCAAGCAATAACGCAAAGCCAAAAAGCAGAGAACACTTACAATGACCGCACTTAGCAAGCTGACCTTTGTTGCAACAGTAGACGCAGAACATGACAGAGCGCCGCACGTCCGCAAGCGGTTCGTTGAAGGCGTCGAAGTGCAGTTGCAGGCACTACAGGCAGAGGTCGAGAACAAGCCCTTCAAGCTGATGCGCGAGCGTCGTGAGAAGGATGAGGCAACAGGCGAGACGAGCAAGTTTGAGAAGGCCGTTCGGTTTGCGACGTGGTGGACAAAGGGTCCGAAGGGCTACAGCGTTGAACCGCGTTACGGCAGCAAGAAGATCCAGCTTTCCGACGCAGGCAGCGTGATCAAAACCGGTCCCAAGTTGGATGATGTCAAAGCCGTGCTTGAACTGCTGATCGTGGCAGCGAAGGCCGGGGAACTTGATAAGCCCCTACTGGCGACAAGCGAACGCAAGCGCAAAGAGGAAGAGGTCGTAGCTGCAAAGCCGGAAACACCCCGCACAGGCGCACAGGCCCGCACTGGTCGCGGTCACTGAGGAACAACCGGGGAGCACTGCTCCCCTTTTTTGTGAGGTGGGACATGGCAAAGAAGACCTACAGCCTCGGATCGAGTGCAGCAGCCTACACGCCGGGGATAATCGCCTGGGCGAAGAACGGATACGCGTTCGAGGAAGACCGTGCCGGTATGCGACAGGTACTCGCGAAGGCTTACGGCATTCCCGAGGATGCAGCGCACAAGTTACTCAGCGGAGAAGTTGAGCACCGGATCGAAGATGACGTGGTGGTGTTTGAGGTCGAGGAAGGCGACTAGCCTTCCCATCCGCCTCCCTCCTTTTCGGTTGACGCAACCCCAACTGTCTACTAAAGTTTACACATGGAAATCAAACTAAGCCCTCTTTTTGTACGGTGGCTTAACGGACTGAAGGACAGCCGCGGGGCTGCTAAAATCAGAGCCCGATTGATCCAGATGGAAGGCGGCTCATTTGGCGATGTTAAGGCTTGCGGAATGGGTGTTTCCGAAAGCCGCATACATTATGGGCCGGGTTACAGGATATACTTTGTGCAGCGCGGTGCGGTCCTTGTCGTGGTTCTCGGCGGAGGCACTAAGAAGACACAAAGCAAGGACATCGAAACAGCGAAGCAGATGGCGCAGGAGTTAGAGGAATGATGAAGGTTTCAGAGCTACAGACCTTTAACAGTGTGGAAGCGGCACAGGACCCTCTCGTTCAAGAGGAACTGCTCAACATGGCATGGGAAGACGGGGATATCCCGGCAATCACTCATGCGCTCTCCGTCATCGCTAAAGCACGAGGAATGTCCGAGACAGCCAATAAGGCAGGTATCAGCCGACCGGCGCTCTACAAGGCTCTCTCCGATAAGGGGAACCCGAGTCTGTCTAGCCTCATGGGCATCATGAGAGCACTTGGGATACAGGCCACGTTTCACACGACTGCCTGACCTCCAAAAGAGCAAGTAGACAAAGGCGCTTCGGCGCTTTTTTTGTGACTTAAACCCACAGGCCGTCATCAGTGCGATTCAGGTAGAAGACCTCGTCACCGTAATGAAATGTAAGATCGTCGCCATTAACAGCGGCCCCAACATTATCAGGTAAGTCGATTGCCTTCTTATGCCACCGACCGTTAACCACAAGCGCAATCTCTTCGGACGCACTATCACGAAGCATGGTGCGGAAGTCTCTTGTTGATGAGCCTCTTCTGCTTGCTCGATTATATTCTTTGAACCAACGGACCTTATCACTCAGAAGAGTTCCGCTTAGATCAGCATATTCGACCCCTGCGGTAGTGATATGAATGTTGATCTTGTTCCCTGACCTCATGGCGGTGACACTCTGAAAGTATGGTTTTGCGGTCCATCCCATGTAGTTCGAGACATCACCGAAAGCCCCACCTTGAAAGAGATGCTTCATCTCGATCAACGCCATCGGTTCACCCAACAACTGATAATCGAAGTTTTCAATACCATAGGTTCGGATATCCGTTCCCAGCTTGTCGTGGATGCAAGAATGGCGCTCCAATGAAGTATCATCGACCCCAAAGAATAATGATCCGTCTACGAGATTCGTTATAATGTAAGACAT